GTTAATAATTCCGATATACTTGATGAAAACGGAATTGAAAGCGAAGCAATAGGCCAAGCTTTTTTAGAAAAACACCACGGTTGGCCAGCAAATCTTTGGAAACAAACCTCTTATAATACTTCTAAAGGAGTTCATAAATCAGGAGGAACACCTTTTAGGAAAAATTATGCAGGCAAAGGAATGGTCTATGATGCGGGCCGTGATGCTTTTTTACCTCCTCCTTCTGGTTATCCAAGTTGGATACTAAATGAAACTACATGCCAATATGAAGCCCCCCAAACTTTACCAGCTGATGCTGGAGTTCAAGCGGATGGTACACAAAATTTCTATACATGGGACGAAAGTACTACCTCTTGGAAAAAGACAGTAGTCAATCTTAAATAAACATGAACATTGTTTTTAATTTAAAATTAAAATATAAAGGTTAGGCCTTATGGAGCCTAGCTTATTACCTAATTTTGGAATTCACCAAAAAATAATACCACAATCTTTATATCTTCCTTTATTACGAGAATGTAAGAAAGCTGAAAAAAAGAATCCTAAAAAAATTTCAGGTTCGCGAATTAAAGCTCTTGCTTACTATATTACTGATTCTACGAATTTAAGATTATTAAAAAAATATTTACAGGAAATGAAAAAAGAATATGATGCAACTTTTCCTGGCTTAGGAGAAACAGGAGTGCTTAGTAAAAGTTTAAATTATAAATCTGATTCACCCTG